CTTGGGCAGTATTATCAACGCAGTTGGCACAGGAAACCCAGGCCCAGAGGTTGCTACAATCACCCTATGGGCTATTGCTGCTGCTCTTATAGGAATTGGGATCAGGCCGTGAAACGGATAAAATAGGTGTCGCGAATTGGATGAGTACGACGAGGATATGTTAAGTGAGCGGTGAGTCCTGAATCGCCTTCATCTTGGCGAGCTAATCCCAGACCCCGTACTCAATCGCGCCCGTGATATCGTCTACCCGTGTTTTTTGCACTTGTCTAGCCCATTGGGAATTCCATAGCTCGAAGGCCGCCTTCTTCCAGTCCTGGGCGACCATAGCGGCAATAAACAGGGGAAACCCCTTTAAACCCTCAGTACCCAAGTTGAAAGCAAGATTTACAATGGCATCTTTGCGGGTCTCGTCGAGATCGTCGAACCAATCGAACGCGGCCCGACACTCGGCGGTTTTGACGGCGATGTCGTCGACCAGCAGCAGGCGAGAGATCCGCTGAGGGATAGAGCCGCCCTTGCGCTTGTCGATCAGATGTCCGACTCCGATCGTCCACCAACCGAGACTGTCCTGGTAAGCGTGGAGCACCTCGTCCTCATGCTCTATCAGCTTCGCTTGGCCTTCGGGGGTCACTTCGCCCTCTCCATCTCCATTAATGGGCTTTCATATCCTACAATCGCCTTGCACCCCCAGCAAATCACCGCACAGTAGTCCTGCTTCGAGCCGATTAACCACTTACGTTTGCAACGTTGAATCTGACCACGCAGAAATTGACGAAACGGGTCAGCACCGCACTTCGGGCATATTTCAAGACTCATCGGATAATCTTTGAGTAAATCGTATTCAATTGGCATGTCAGTGCACCGGCACCTTTTCAAATACTTCTCGCCGATCCAAACTGTTATGAACAATTACGCACGGTTCATCTTCGTCGCGTTGCGGACGACACCAGCAAATCAGATCCGCCCGATGCTCACGTAGGTCGTTGAGGGGGATTACATGGCGGTCGTGGCCATAAGAGGCTTTCAGTGCATCGGTCACGGCATCCCCTTCTGCTCCGTTAGAGGCATCAACTCCTCAACTCCTGTGCTCCTGCATTGTGCCCTCAATACCTTGGGTCTGGCGCTTTCTGGTACGCTCAAGCAACCACAGTTTCGCGTCTTCGAGCTTCCTAATTGCCCATGCGTTCTCGCAACAGCGAAAATTCCCCTTCTGGAATCCTTCGAGACGGGCAACAAGAACGTCGATCACGTCCTCAATCGAACAACCGTTGACGCCTTCGGGGAGCGGACCCGCTTGAAACTTGATTCGGATATAAGTCTGTCCTGGGTCTTGCGGATGGTCTGCGAATTTATTTGAGCCATTCACTTCGACTAAGGCCGGACTACCATCCATCGTTTCTTGTTCTGACATAAAGCCTCCTTTGCTTTTCAGGAGTTAATAATACCTACTCATCCCGCTCCAACGGATTCAAACGTGTCCTCCTATGGCCTAAACTTCATCGCCAACTTGCCGATCTGGACTAGAATTTCAGCCGCCAACCCGCCGCAGTCTTGGAGGGCCTGCTGCTTGAGGGTTTGGGTTATCCGGTTGGATACGATTGCCCGGTAGGCAAAAGCCACCAATCCGCCCGAATCGTCAGCCGTCAGCGCTTCCAGCTTTGACCAGTTGCCGGCCAGGGTTTGCGCGCAGGCTTGGTCATTGGCTGTGCCGTAGGTTTTCGCATTCGCCAAGAAAGCGTTGAGGTCGTCCTTAAGCACCGGGCCGAAAAAGCTACAGCCAGTCACCGCGAGTAAGGCGGCAACCGATCCAATGGTGGCAAGCCAACCGCTGCGCGATTTGCGTTCATATTGCATAAACGACTCCTTTCATCCGACGGATCGAACACTGCCATGCTTAATGTACAGGCGTGCTCTCCAAAATAAGAGTACCTAAGCGTTCCTGTCGAGCCAATGTCGGGGTTTGTGACAGCCGATTCTCTCAATGGCATCGGGATAGAACGTATAGCTACGCCCGTGCTGTTATCCATGACGGCGATATCGTCGGTTGTTATCGTATCTGTTGCTTTTCTTGTTGCACACCCGTTCAGTGACAGCAACAGCGCCAGAGCGATGGCGAGCCATCCCCAGAGGCTCGATAAATATCGGAATGTGCACGTTGTCATGGCGTCACTCCTTGCTCCATCTTCTTTTGATAGAATTCTATCCAGGTCTGCGGATCGGCGCAAGAGATGACCGCTACCCCCGACGTTTGCGGTTCAATGAGGCACGATACGTCAATACGCGGCGGGCTGTTATTGCCAGGGACAGCGCAACCGACTAGCAGCAAAAGTGCAGCTATCTTTTTCATGGTTTCTTCTCCGTTTCCCGGCTATCAAACCATGATTTGATGATCAAAGTTGCCAATCCGATGAACGCCTCCGCCGAGACCACTTTGATGATCGTCAGATATAAAAAGCCACCGGCGAAGAGAAAAGTCAAGATTGGGCGGACGCTACCACGCAGGTTTTCGAGCATAAAACCTCCTATCGATCCTTCAATCTCTCAACGGCATCCCAGAGCTTGTCGATGTTTTCATGTGCGCGATTGTCTTCTCTGATGTGAATTTCCTTCCATTCTTCGACTTTCCCCAGGCGGCCATTGATTTCTCTTACTCGGTTTAAAGTTTCCTTGCCATCGTTTCTGATTTCCTTTACGACCCAGCCAACGAGGACTACAATGATGCCAGTCAAACCCTGAATGATGAGTAGTGCGTATGCGGTGTCCATTATCTACCTGCTCTCGTTCCGCCCATCGCCATCATGCCACCACGACTCGATGATGACGGAGCGTCGGCGGCCATCTCGGTGGCGGTCAGCGCACGGTCATCTAGTCGCAGGTCCCAAATTTTACAACCATCGCAAAATTCAGGATCGGCCCAAGCTGTCGATCTCCCGATTGAAACACCCGAACTTGTGGAGTCGTCAATTTGTGCCCCGGACGTGATTCGAGCGTATTCCCGTCCATTAACATACAGTATAAGAGCATCGCCGTTATAGGTTACGCCTAATCGAGTCGCTACCGTGGTACTCAAAATTGGGCCACAAACGCGCCAGTAGATCGTACTGCTCGCGGAAGTAAATCCTGCCTGTACTCTACCGTCGCAACCCGACGTTGCCGCTGTGCCGGTGCTTGAGTACAGCCAAAAGATATAATTACTGACGATAATAGCCTGCCAGCCGGTTGTCGTAGCAGGAAGCGCCCAAGCACGTAAGGTAAATGCGTTTGTGAGATGAACACTCAAGCCCGCCGACGCTGCTACGGAGCCTGTATGGGTAGTGTCATAGACGGGCGTATTGACGCCTTTGTATGTGCCCCAGGTCGTTCCAGCGGTGAGCGTGCCATCATGCGTGCCACCGGGCGAAGTATCGTTTAGATTAGTCCCGCTCCCCTCACCCGACGTGAGTGTCAGCACGTTACCGGTCGGGGTCGAGTAGTTGGCCGTTTGAGTCTTATCGCTGGCCATCGTGAAGACGCAAACATTAGGCCCCGGTCCGCTATTGCAGGTGCCCGTCCAACTTGTAAAATCATTTCCTCCCGCCGTTGCTGCTGCTGTCAACGTGACGAACGTTCCATCGTTGAAGGTACAATTGGGTGATGAGATAGGTGTGTTACCTGAGCAGTCGCCATCGTTAGAATTCGGCGAGACAGTTATTGCGGCCCCACTGGCCGGGTTTATCGAATTAACGACTAGTTCCCATGTTGCTGCCGCCGCAATATATTCGTAAGCACCAATCGCATACGTAGCCCCTTGAGGCCGCGCCACGCCGTCTTTGTCAACATTAAACGGCGCTCCGAGAGTGGTTCCGCCCGTCTTTGCCGTCGAGGTTACTTGCAGGTGGTAGTCAGTACCACCGACGAAGGTTGGATCAGTCGTGAAGTTGGTGGCCTCAACTGTACCCGTTCCGCCGTTTAGGATTGTTCCGGTTGTGTTGTTGTAGAGAATGGTATTCTTGATCTGTGTGCCGTCGATACTATAACCCGAATAGATTACGATGCCGTATCTGTCGTTTCCAGTAATCGTGTTTCCATAAATCAAATTGTTGTCGTTCGTGCCAGCGCCGCAACAAACTGAGACCCCATCGTAGCCATTGTTTGCAATGATCGAATTGTAAAGTTGGTTTGAACCACCAGACCCCAGCAGAATCCCGGCGCCAGCCCAGGTAGCGCACGTGGCCGCATCTGTGCATGTGTCATGAATGTAAAGAGAGCGATAAGTATTTCCAGCGGGAAGAGGCGCCGTAGTGTCATAGTTATGCACTCCATAGCTAGGTGCGTTGTAAATTTCACCGTTCTCGAAAGTGTGATTGCTACCGCGATTGTAGATCGGATACGTATAAGGGTTGCCGCCAGTGCCAACATTGGCAAACGCGCCATCGTGGACGGAAAAATTTTGGAATAGGATTGGTTGCCCCTTTGCAATCAGTATCCCGTTCATCCTCGCGACGTTGCGAACCTCGAAATTTGTGAATTTGATCCCTGCCCCGCTCTGGACATAAACCACGCCGTACGCTTCGGTTGGGCCTATATTTGTGCCGTCGAAAATCAGACCGTCGATCGTGATGTAGCCTTTATTGAATCCCTGGTTTAAGGTCGCAGGTCTGCCAGTCGCAGGCATGATTACCACGCTGTCGCTACCATTAATAGTAACCGTAAACTGTGCGCTGGATGTTCCAGTAGGAATTTGTAAATAGCTGATCGACTCGGCGTAAGTGCCTGCATAAATCTTCACCGTATGTCCTGCACCGGCACCATTCGTGGTCCCGATAACAGCAAACCCCCTTGCGATGGTCAGACAAATATCGGTAGTGTCGTTCGTGCATCCGTGGGCGTCCGAAGCTCCGCCGACGTTTTTACCCACGTAATACGTCGTAGCGTCGACCGATGACGCCCAGGCGAAAAAGACTAAAGTGAAAAGGAGTTTTTTCATGGTTGGAAAAAGATCGTTGCGGACACACGACTTCGCGGACTAGCAGCATAAATCGCTGCCATGTCTACGTCGCTGTTAAATACCCGCAGCTCGTCCATTTGGCCGAGGAAGAGATTCGTCGCATCGACTGCCCAACTGCCAAATCTAAAAACTACGGTATCTCCGGTATAGTCCATCGTCGCGCTCGACAAGGTGGCGGAGCCATCCTGCGCACCGTTGATCCACGTCGTGAGTGCAGTGCCTACTTTTTTGCACCCGACATGCGTCCACACGTTGCCCGTTTCATCGACGCTGGCAGTGCTCGTCGCCGTTTCGCCGGAGTCTGTGCCAACAATGGCCTGACATTGGAGCTTGTCCGTGTTCGTGACGTACATCTGCATGCCGCTCTTGGCGGGGGCGTCGTCATCGCCATTAGTAACAATAGGTCTGTACGCTGCCGAACCTTCGAGTTTTATCCAAGCAGCAAAGGCCCAATCTGTTGTAGAAACGATATGGCTCGTTCCACAACCCAAGTAGTCTACCGTACCCGCATCGAAGTCGATACCGTAACCGAACTTTCCAGTCGTCCATGTCGGCGAGTTAACGAAGGAGCAGGTAGTCGCACCGACATTCGGCGCGACCGTCGTGCCTGTGTTCTGATTCAGGTCGGAGTACCAAACAATATCCGCGAAGGCAGGATACGCTAGAGCGAAAAGCGCAAACAGCGTGAGGGATAGAATGCGTTTCATGTTTACCACGTTAGATAAGCCGCCGCCTTGACGCGAAAATCTGCGATCTGCGCGCCGCCAGTCGTCGCACCATCCATTTCGCACGATGCCTTTATCTCCCCCCCGGCTGCAATCGTGCCGTTAATCGTGATGGGCGCGCTGGTAGCCGCGACCGGGCGGTATTGGACTGCCGGCGTCAAGACGACAGCGACTTCTCCCGTGACATCATGCGCGGTGTAAGTGTCCGTGCCCGGCCGATATGCTTTGATTGAACAGGTAAAGTCGAAGTGATTTGCCGGTGCAGCATTCTTGCTGACACCGACGAGGCGCACAGTCATTGTCGTGATGCCAATCATTGAGGCCACTACCGGCAAACTAAAATCTAGTGCATCAGTAGTCGCGGTCGTTACCGTGGCCCAATATTCCTTTTCCATGTCTGTCACGATCGCTTCAAGCGCAATCGTGGCGGCTCCACGCTCGGTAAGCGGGACATAGGCCGACGGGGCGACGATGCTTTCCGTGACAATCGGTGGTGATCCTCCCTCGCTTGTCCAATAGTATGTTCCCGTCGCAGCGGCCCCGGGCCTGACT